TTGATACTTTTGGTATTAAGGATGAACTTGCAGGCCAACAGCAAGATGGTTCTAAGACCCTTGTTCCTGACCAATTTGCTGCCGATGCGGATACGAGACAAACGCAGATTTTGCAGAATATTGCTCAGCAGACTGGTGCCACTCCTTCCATTAAGGAAGTAAGAAGTATTCCACTAGCTGAGAGAGATAGTGCTGGCACAGGAGGTAGCTCTAAACCTGTTTCTAAGAAGAAAGACGGCGCCGGAATTCCTTCTGCTAAAGATGACGCATCTAATCATAAAGATGCTAGAAGAGGCAAGGAATTTAAGCTTCCTGAAAAGAAGAAGAAAGCAGGGGATGAACCTGCGCCTAACAAGACAATGGCTGCAAAGCCTGGTGCTAAGCGCGATGGCGTAGATCCTTTTGCAAAGACGGAAGTTGGTCAGTCTCCTGTACAGCCTAAGACTATTATTCCTGAGGATGAGCCAGGACAAGAGGCAAAGGCTACAACTAAGACTGAACCTTCTAATTCAACTGGAGCTAAGACACAGGTTGACTCTCCTGAGTCAAAAGCAGATAAGACTAAAGCTCGTAGAGAAAAGTCAGATTCTAGTCGTAAGAAATCCACTGCTAAGGATATCACGGAAACGAAGAAACGAGCCGTAGCCCATGAGAAAGCTAAAGAGAAGCATGCAAAGAACAAAGCTTCCTCAGCAGAAAAACTTTCTAAGCTGAAGGAAAAGCGTCAAGTAGCTAAGAAGGCTTCCTCAGACCATGAAAAGGAAATAAAGTCTATTGGCAAGGAACTTGACAAAGCTCGTAAAGACATAAAGTCAGCAGAAAAGGGTTCTTTTGAGCATAAACAAGCAACTAAGAAGTTAGATGACCTTAACGGTAAATTAATGGTAGCTAACGCTAAATCAGTTGGACATAAACAAGCGCTAGCTGATTTAGATGAGAAAGAATCTAAGATTAAGCAAGGGCTGAAAGACTCTGAGCAGGCAATCTCAGACACCAAAAAAGCTCATGATGACATGCAAGATCATCATGACAAAGAACTGCCCGAATCTCCAGCAGATAAATTAGCTCATAAGGAGCATACTGAGAAGGCAAAGAAACAGCTAGAGATTATTGATGCACACATTGATGCTGATCCCGATAACGAAGACCTTTGGAATTTAAGAGAGGTGTTTGCCGAACAAGCAAACATTGAGCATGTGCCAGGGTCTGACGATAAGGCTGCATTAAATCGTGGGTCTTCGTTCTCTAAGAATAAGGGTGTAGATAAACATCCTGACGAGATTAAGGCTGAAAAGGATGCTGCCGATCAAAAGGAAGCAGAGAAGCAGGCTAAGACGGAAGAAAAGGCAAAAAAACAGGAAGAAACTGCTAAGAAGAAGCAAGCTGACGCAGAAGAGAAGGCTAAGAAGAAGGCCGAGGCTGAGGCACTAAAGAAGCAAAAGCAGGACAACCCTGACGAGAAGCGCAGCAAAGCCAGCGCTGGACGGTCTTCTAATGCTATGTCTTCTTATAATTCCGGTGGCTCTGTTGGTAGTCGTATAGGTGCTCTTGGTACTAAGGGTGGAGCAACACAGGCTATAAGTCTTGCAGCTGATGTTCCTAAAGGTGCAGTATCCGCTGGTCACCATCTTCTGGCCCGTAAGAAGGAAGAGAAGAAGGAAGAGAAGCCCGAAGTAGATCCTAAGGACGACCCGCTTAAGAAAGACGACCCTGACCAGAAGAAGGCAGTAACTAAAAGTATGAAACTTTATATCAAAAAGGCTATTGGCCAAACACCCAACGCTTCCATTAACTCGTCCGATAAATCTCCAGAAGAAAATGAGGAAGACCATGAAAGCTCATACAAGAAGCGTACTGTTGGCGTAATGGGTGGAGATGCCTCAGAAGACACAAAGGGTTCAGGTCGTAAAATGAATGAACCGCATAAGAGTGTTAAGAAAGGTGAGAAATGAGTAAATGGGATAAGGCTCTATCTTCTCAAGATTATCGAGGAGTTGCATTTACGCAAGAGTCTTTAGCTAAGGGTAAGTACTCTCCTAAAAAGCCTCCAGCAGGGATTAACTCCTTGCTTGAGGACCCTATGGCTATTCAGTATGCTATGGGGTACAAGGATCGTAAGTATTCACTTAGTTATGATGTTCTTAAGCGTATTCCACAGCAGTTGGCTATCGTTAATGCTATTTTTCAGACTCGTATTAACCAGATAGCTTCTTTCGCTGTTCCTATGCGCATGTCCAAGTCACTTGGTTATGAAGTGAAACATAAGGATCCTAGCCATAATACTACGGATGCTGAGCGTGAAATGATTCAATCTATTGAAACTTTCATTTATCAGTGTGGCGCTAGCTCACCTAACCCACATAATGAACGTGCCACAAAGCGTGATGATTTTGAGACTTTTCTACGTAAAATCGTACGTGACTCACTTATGTATGACCAATGCTGCTGGGAGATTGTTCCTAACCGCAAGGGTGAGCCATACGAGTTTGTAGCTGTAGATGCGTCTACCATTCGCTTTGCAGAACCAGATTCAGGCTTAGGTCCTAATGATAACTGGTATGATAGAAATCCAGTGTGGAACGAGCGTGGAAATGCCCACGAAGGAAGTCCATATAGAACTAATAACTATAAAGACTTTTATTCACGACACAGAAAAGACCAGAAACCTGCCTTTGTGCAAATTATTGATGGTCAGATTCATACAACTTATACAGCGGATGAGCTAGCATTTGGTGTTAGAAACCCAAGAACTGACCTGGCCATTCAGGGTTATGGTTATTCAGAGCTAGAACAAGCTATTACTATCGTAACTTCTCACCTTTACGCAGAGGAGTACAATCGCCGTTTCTTCATGCAGGGCTCTGCTCCTAAGGGTCTTCTTAACTTCAAAGGTGACGAGATGACCCCAGACATGCTTGAAGGCTTTAAGCGTCACTGGAGAGCTAATCTTGAGGGTGTAGAGAACTCTTGGAAGACTCTTATTACCCAGAGTGAGCAAGGAGTTGAATGGATTGACCTTCAGAAGACTAACCAGGACATGGAATATTCCCAGTGGGTTGAGTATCTTCTAAAGATTCTATGTGCTCTGTTCCTTATTGATCCTGCTGAGCTAAACTTTGATCTTGCAGGCGGTGTATCTCAAACTCCTTTGTTTGAATCTTCATCAGAATGGAAGCTTAAGGCATCACGAGATCGTGGTCTTAAGCCAATGCTTCGTTTCATCGCTAAGCTTATTAACGAACATATTGTTAGTAAGATTGATGATAGATTCACCTTCGACTTCGTTGGTCTAGACGAGTTAACTGAGAACGAGAAGCATGAGCTTCGTGTTGAACAGCTTAACAGCTACAAGACAATGAATGAAATTCGTAGAGAGCAAGATCTTCCTGACATCGAGTACGGTGATGTTCCTAGCAGCCCTGCTTATATTCAGGCAAGAGCAGCACTTATTCAAGAAAAGCTACAGCAAGAACAAGGAGCTGCTGGCGGTCAACCAGCTCCAGGGGGTGCTCCACAAGGCGTCGGTCAACCAGCTCCAGGTGGTCAAGATGACAAGGAAGAGGAAGAAGATTCTCCTGCTTATGCTGACAGATTTACAAAGGCATTACCTCGCATTCTTGAAGTAAGCTTCGACGACGACGAATGGATATCTATAGTTAGGGACGTATGATTTCTAAATTTGGTTACAACAAGGATGGCTTTAAGCTACAGGACCGCTACCAATTTCATGGTTTTACTATTGAAATTGAGCAGAAGAAGGGTAGCCGTAGAGATTGGGTAGACGAAGCCACTGGTGAATCTGGCTCAACATTTATGCATTATGACTACGGGTATATTCAGGGAACCCTTGGATCTGACCAAGATGAGGTAGATGTTTACATTGGTGATGATGTAAACGCAAAAAATGCTTATGTTATTCAGCAGATGAAGAAGCCAGACTTTACTGAAGTCGATGAACAAAAGGTAATGCTTGGATTCTCTAATGCTAATCAAGCAAAAGCTGCCTACATCAAACAATACGATGACCCAAGATTCTTCGGAGGACTTCTAACCGTCACACTGGATGAGCTGCGCAATAAGCTAAATAGCTATCGAGGGTCCATTATGAAGGGAATATTGTTCCCTTCATTGAATAGTATACATACTTCTGCTACAATAACGGATACTGGTGTTTACCAGAAAGGTTTAATTATGTCTAAAGGGTTAACTCCAGCACAACAATATGCACTTAGTAAGGATCCCAGTGCGGTTCCTTTAGTGCAGATTTCCCGAGATAAACAGTATGTAACTCCATCGGCAGGGTTAGGCACTTCTCGCGTAGCTTTGCCTGGTGAGCCTCCTGTAGTTCCTGTTCGCCGTGTAGAAGCTCCTCTAGCTGATCGCCCAGCTTCTATTTCAGCTCCTCGATTAAATTATGAAGTTAATAAGCCATTTGACCAATCAGCTAAGGAGTATTACAAGAGATGATGCAGCTTATTATTCGTAAGTCTAAAAATCCTGGTACAGGTGAAGAACGTGACGGACAGTATGCTGCTCGTACTCAGATTGGGTATGAGAAGGATGGCTCTCCCATGTATCGTTATTTTAAAACTATGGAAGAGTACAAAACCTACCTAAAGAATAAAGATGGTGGGGACAAAGATACCAAACCAAAGAAGGATGATGACGATGACCCTTCACTAAAAGAAAAGCTTGATAAAGAACAAGCACAAAGTCGTCGTAAAATTAATAAGCCAGGTAAGCAGAGCTTACTTGTTAAGAAGGATAAATAATGCTGCGTCCACCACGTTCTCCATTACTTGATAATGAGCTTTTTAAGAGCTATGCTGGTAGTTTTGCTGGAGGAACTGATTACTCACAAACTGAGAATGTTCCTGAGGCGATAACTCCTGGATTCAACAACGGTCGTCCAATGACTGAGCGAGCAACAGGTTGCTTCATCTTTCGTAGATACTGCAACGGAATGCTTGATATTGAGTATGCAATCGCTAAAGTAGTAGATTGCCTTCATAAGGCTAAGCTTGGTGTTGTTCCTCTTAATGATGATGAAAATACCATTCTTGGTGTTTGTTTTCCGGGAACATTTAATATCATAGGTCATGGTATGATGGATAGCAGCATTCGTCATACATTAAAGCTAACTCCCGAGGAAGTCAGTCAGATTTGCAGAGGAGTTGCAGCCCATCTCTCTGGAGAACTAGATTACTTCTATTCCTCACACTCTGTATGAAGATTAAGACTAATTTAAAGCCAGAGCAGCTTCAGCTTATAGCCAAAGGCTTGACGAAACTAGCTGGAGAAGATAAGATACCTCCTCTAGCTAATCAGGCAGAAACGGACTTAATGAATGCAGTTTCTAGCTTGTTTAGTGATATGACACTTAGCTTACAGCAGGATTTAAGCAAGATTTTTAAGGAACAACAATATGGATAATTGGGCACCCAGATCAAGACAGCCGATGAACTTAAATGGCTTATTTCCTGTGAGTAATGGGGCAGTAACCATTGCTAAGAGTACTCCAATGCAGCGTCAACGTGAGCTTGATGGTACTCCGATTACTCGCGGAAATGTAACAAGACTGCAGCCTCCTGGTGAGCGCCTTATCATTAAGTCAGCTTGTAAGGCTGATCTCCCCCAAGAGGATGACGAAGTTACAAAGCTAGCGAAGGCTCAGGCTGTAGTTAAAGCATTCATGGAGCAGTAATGGCTCTTTCAAATAAGACTTTAGAGGGGATTCAAAAGTCTGTAAAACTTCACCTTAATTGGCTCATTAAGAGTATTGTTGGTGAAGAAGCTCTTACAACTGCTGAACTTAAGGATTTGGAAGGTTTTACTCTTCTTCCAAGTCCCAGTCTTGATTTTATCAAAAAATCTTTTTTCTTAGGAAGACTCAGCGCAGTTCTCCGAAAGAAAGAGTACAAAGAAGTTACACTCTCATCGGTTGAAAAGGCTATGCAAACAGCTACGCTTTCTCCTATTGAGCTGTTAGCTATTCAAGAAGCAAAGCAAAGTGCTGGATTACACTTCAAAACCCTTGCCGCAGATATTGAAGCAGGTATTTACTCCAAATTAGCTGCAACAAACCTGTCTGTTGTTAATGAGGCAACCGTTCTGAACATTGTTCAGGATGAAGTAGCCTTAGCTATTCTTGAGCATAAGACATGGACTACTCTTGCAGAGAATCTGTCTCAGAGTTTAAAGACTGAAAACTCTAAAAAGATTCAGAATATTGCTCGCACAGAACTGCATGCTGCCAAGCAAAAGGGAATAGTTCAGGCTATTGCGAATAAGGTAGACATTTATGGAATTTCAGATGGCCCTGATTCTCTGGTCAGTGTTGTAACACATGCAGGCCGTTGTGAGGATTGTGCCTCTCTTTATGAAGAAAATGGATCCTATAAGATTTTCAAGCTCTCTGAGCTGTTGAAGAACGGTACAAACGTTGATAGTAAGCACACAAGAGAGAACGGACTTCACAATCATTGGAAGCCTGTAGTTCCCCCAGCTCACCCACAATGCTTTTGTGAAATCAGATATCTTCCCCCTGGCGCTGTATGGCAGGGTAAGACATTGGTTCTAGCCGCTCCAGAAGCCCTTCAGAAGGCCATCGGAGACTCCAAGCTATCTGCGGTCCAAAAGCCAAAAGGACCGCCTCCTAGCGGCCCTCAAGCGCCAGCAACGCCAGGCAATGTTCCCGGTGTGGCTTCGCCAGCCAAGGCAGTGGGCACTGCCGGCGCTAAGCCTTCAAATAAAGCAAGCTCTAATCCTGCTGGTATTAAGTACGAATGGTACACAGGTGAGGGACAACCTCCTCCCAATGATAATTGGGAGGCCGCTGAAAAGAGAGATGGCTCAACTGGTTGGAAAAGACCTGTTGGCTCTGGTAAGCATGGTTCTAGTCAACAAGATGAGGAGCCAGTAGATCAAGAAGCTATGGATGAAGCACTAATGAATGCTTCTAAGGCGTTTGGACTTGCAGGTCATTCATCAGCAACGGTTCTCGAAAAACTTAATACAGCAAAGATTGCCGCCATTAAAGGAACAGATGAAGGAGCAAAGGGAGCTACAGAATCATATGTTGTTGCATTAGAGGAAGGTCCCAGAGCAATCCTTAAACCTCCAGCAAATTTCAATAATAAACATTTGTTAAAGGGCGATGCTTGGGGTGATGGTATGCAAAGCATACCTGTTAATACAGGACATAGACGAGAAGAAGCAGCATATCACGGATATAACATGCTTGGTTTAACAGATGCTGTTCCCCCTACTACAATAAGAGAACATGAAGGCATAGACTGCTCGATCCAAGCTTGGTCTGAAAAACATAAGCCCGTATGGAAATCTATTCTTGAAGATGAGGATACAAAGTTACACAAAGAAGCTGCTAAACTGTATGGTTCTATTCATGATGCTCCTGACAACTTAACTCAAGTTCTTATGGATATTGTTCCTCCTGATAAAAAGGAAGCGTTTGTAGAACAGCTTTCAGCAGGAACTGTAGCAGCTATGATATTTAATCATAACGACCAACACTACGATAATGTTCTAATTGACCATGATTCTTGGGAACTAAAGTTTATTGATAATACAGCTTCGTTTGGTAATGGTCTTGAAGGTTGTAAGCAACAGGCCCATATGGAAATGCATAATATGGGCATGAAGCTTAAAATACCAGAAAAGCTTCAGACTAGAATGGCTAATACTACTTTAGGTGATGTTAAGAGATCTATCGGACCTTACATTGAGGATTGGGCTGTAGGTCAAACATATATGCGAATGAAGTATATATTACATCTTCAAGACACAGAGGGCCATTTAGATTATGAGAAGTTTAGGCCCACTATGGGATATGGTGCTGAAAAACATGCGGATAAGCAAGTACCGCGTCCGGGAGGATTTTGGGCTGGAACTGGAGGTGACCAGCATGAAGAATTTCATAGAAGAAAAGACGCAGGTTTATTGCAAAATCAGTTGTTTAACTCCTTTGCAAAACAATGGCTAAGCGATGCTGAAAAGTTGCCGGATGACCATCCTGATAAGATCGCAGCAAAGGAAATTGCAGACATTGGAATTTTCTTGGGTCCAGGTATGGCAACTGGCGCAACAATGTATCGTTCAGATAAGAAGCACATAGCATTTGAAAAAACAGTTAAGCCAGGTTACCCTCCAAAAGATATTATTAATGCTACGGGTATTTTGTCAGAAGCTCCAGGTAAATCAGCCCCTGAGCCTAAGAAGATTCTAATGTCTCCTAGAGATTTGGCTGCATTTGGTGGAGTACCGAAAGCACCACCACCTATTCCAGATGATGCTAAAAAGACAATGAAGAAAGAACCTGCAAAGACTGCAGATGATATAAAGACAGCAAAACCAGTTAAACACAAAGTATTTGCAAAGCCTGGTAGTAATGAGGAGAAAAAGACTATTAAAAAAAATCTGTACATTCGTCTTGACTCGGTGTGGGAAAGGTAATACTTTAGGGCATGGCCAAAACATATATTCGTGAAGTTGTGAGTGGGCAGCCAAGAAAAGTGGTCGCCACGCTCTGGTGGGACGGTAAAAAAGTACAGGCTGAGCCTGAGTCTTTTCTCAAAAGAGTGGACAAACTTGCTCCTAATGGACGTCAGTCTAAAGATGGTATAGATTTCCTAGAAAATCTGACCTATGGTTTTAAGAATGGGTATCTTGCTGTCAGGAATAAGCCAGATGAAGTTTGAACAATGTATTTATGGCGGGGGTGACTCCTGTGCAAGACAAGGTGGTGATGGTTGTACTATTCATAAGTCTAACTATCTCCATCCCTTTACCCATACTGATGAGCTGCAGTACATAGCTAAAAGTAATCCTGAAGACACAGGTAGTATACATGTACTACCTGTCCTAGAGTATGATATACTTGAGGAATCAGTTATCAATAAATCTTTATTTTCAGGAAGTGAAATCATCTCAAAGGCGCTTTACCACTTCGATTTAGAGACTCCATCAGGAGTTACTCGACTATTAGAGTTGCTTCCTGTCCTATCTGATGATATTATCAAGGAAGTTTATCAGGAAATCTGGCCAACGTATCCTGTTGAGCAGTCTAAGATTTTCAATCTAAGAATGGCAAGATCTGAAATCAAAGGTTACTTACTAGATTATTTGAATCAACATGACATCCAAGACCCAGGACAAGAAAGACCTCGCCAAGTTGATTCTGCAATCCCAACTGAAGTCGGTGAGTAAACCTAACCAGTTAAAGAAGCTAGGCATTGGTAGTAAACAAATTAAGCAGCTTGAGCAGTTAGACTTACTGACGTGTGAAGTTAAAAACGGAATAAAGAGATATACTGTTAATGAATGAACTACAAAAATCACACGGGCTACCTGAAACTATAGATCCTGGTCACCAATACATTTATAAGACGGGTGATCATGGTCTATACCAGTATTGGTATCGCGACATGCTAGCCAACTATTGGGAGTACACAAATGCTCCTGAAGGGCACAAAGACTACGATCCTATTTGTGGCGCAGCTATTCTAGTCCAAGATCAACCAATGCCTCACACAGCCCCACAGTTTTACACTGAAGAGGGCTACAAGCGCAATATCGGTATACCTGATGGCTTAGAGTCACAGCGAAATGCGGCTTACGATCCAACCAACCATTCATCTGTTTGGTTTGAGGTTTACCAGAGTCAGCAAGGAGCTGTACGGTACGTCTACCTTGACGCTGACGTACGTGAGAACTTAGACCTTTGGGTACAGCAGCAGCTTCGTATCGTAGACGCAGGCTTACCCGCATATCGAAAATATGCTTCCAACCTCGCCCTTTCTGGAAATCAGAAGGATAAGGTTATTGGTGTTATCCTTATCCTAGTGGATCAGGGACTTTATGATCTTGAGGAACTTATCTTTGCTTCTAATGAAGATCTAGAGTTCATTGATAACACGGTAAAGCTCTTAGGTCGTAAGTTTATCTGTGATCCTGAGATGCTTGATTTCCTCACTATGCTTAAGGCGTCTACTGAGCCAGGAGGTCCTCTATTTTTTACAGAGACTGTCCGAGGCAAAGAACCAGTGGGTATTCGCCACATCTCTTCCATCTTTCAAGCCCTTAAAATGAGAGCCGTTTTTATACGGCATTGGCATGCTAATCATATCTTCTCTAGAATTATTCATAGACTATCACTGCAACAAGTTCCCGCAGAAGAAGTGGAGGAGCTAGCTCTTAACGAATTAGCTCGGGTATTTGCTACACCTGAAGATGTGTCTCATCTGTTAGATTATAAGCTTAGAGACACATTAATCAATAACTATGATGTTCAGGATGTAGAAGATATTCAGTCACAAGAAGCAGAGGGTGATCAACCTCCTGAAGAAGATGGTGATGTTCAGAAGTCATTAACTAGAGTTTCTACGGATGACTTTGGCGTAAACCAAGTTTGGATTGACCTTGTTGAACGTAGAGCTGATGAAAGAGAGTTCTCTTCTTGGCTACAGAGTGAACCTATGCATGACATGACTCCCCAAGAGGAAGCGGCAAAGGAAGAGTTGGAACTAACAGCTGAGTCAGAAGAAGAAAATCCTGAAGAGGATGCTCCCGAGGAGGAAGATGTTTGAAGTTTTTGATGCCTGGGAACCTATTGTCAAGGCCAGGGAAGCTAAAGGACTAGGTAAGTGGAAGAAGCTTGAAACTATTGCAGGTAAGTTACAAGGTAAAAAAGCTGAGCATATTACCTTCACTTGTAGTCATCCTTCCCATGACGGGGAAGAAGTACGCCATGTTCTAGGTTCTACTACAGGTAATTTACACTTTCTTATGGGTTATGGAAGCCCAGGGTTCTGCTTAGCTCCCTATCACTGGCTTGTGATGGATCCTAATCTTGATGAGAAGGAAGTTAAATCTTTTGAACATCCTGCAAAGCCTGAGTTTTGGAAAGCCTCTGGGCTACCAATAACACAGGAAGGTGACCCAGAAGAAGGCAAGCCTCATCCTAAGGCAGCTAGATTGCTTACAGCCTCTGCAAAGGAAGACAAGCTCAACCAGGAAGCGGTTAGAGGTAAGAATGGCTACAGGCATTATCTTGGAGTTCCCTCGCTAGGATTAGTTTTTGGTCTTAATAACAATCAGGTGTACAAGTGGGACTTGATTAAAGAATCTTTTTTTGCAGTAACTAATCCAGATTTTGCTACAGCTATGAATGGTGAAGAGGAGGCTACTGTAAAGTCTTTTTCTAAGAAACTAAATACATTTGTTCTTCCTGCTTTCAAGACTAATAACAACTTTTCCGATGACGTTTATCCACTAGTAAAGAGCCGCTTTCCAAAACCAGGCTCGATTATACAGCTTCCAAGCAAAAACGGCGATGTTATTGGCATAGTAAAATCTAACTCCGTTGACTTTTACGATAAAAATGGTGATGAAGTTTCAATTCTAGTTTATGACCTTGCAAAGAAGAGTCTAGATCTTCGTGTAAACGGTACTGTCCATCCTGATGTTAT